AGGAGAAAAAGAAATGACATATCCATTGATTACGCCGGAAGGCGCCGAAGGGATGGTGGGCGATCCCACTGAAATCAAGGACGGGGAAGGCATCGACCCCAAGGAGACCGGGGACCAGGGCGCAGAAGGCGCCGTGGCAGATCCTGGAGACGGAGACGGAGACGGCAGCGGAGACCCCGCGAGTCCCCCTGAGCCGAAAAAGAAAACGGCCCAGGAGCGAATCGACGAGATCACGCGGGCAAGACGCGAAGCGGAGCGGGAAGCGGCTTACTGGCGGAAGGTAGCCCTGGACAAGGCCCAGGCGCAGGAACCGGAGAAGCCGCAGGGCAAGACCACCGAGATCCCGAACGTACCGCCCAGGCCGTCCATCGAGCAGTTTGAGAGCACACAGGAATACGAGGACGCGCTTTTCGCCTGGTACGACCAAAGGCGCGAAATCGTAACGGAAACGCAAAGACGGCAGCAGGCGCAGGAGAAGGCTGTCGAGGCGTTCAGCAAGCGGGCGAAGGAGCTTCGCGCTGAACATGAAGATTTCGACGAGGTGATCGAGGCCCCGGTGTTTTCCCCGGTCATGAGGACGGCGATTCTCCACAGCGAGAACGGCCCGGCCATCGCCTACCACCTCGGAAGGCCGGAAAACCGGGAGGTGGCGGACAGGATCCGTGCCCTCCCCCCGGAGGTCCAGGCTTACGAAATCGGGCGCCTCGAAACCAAGCTCGTGCTTGCCAAAAATACGCGGAAGCCGACAGGCGCACCGCCTCCCATAAAACCGGTGGGGATGTCCGGCGGAGCGCCGGCAAAGGACCCATCGGAAATGTCCATCGACGAATGGATGAAATGGGACCGGGAGCGGCAAGCGGAAAAACTGAAACGAAAATATGCACAGTAAGGAGGGTATAACCCATGTCCAATACTATCAAAACCCTGACGGCGGGGGACATCACCAGAAAAGCCCTGTCGATCTTGCACAACAAGCTGACCTTCATCAAGTCCATCAACCGGCAATACGACAGCCGCTTTGCCGTGGTGGGGGCCAAAAACGGCGGCTACCTGGAAATCCGGGAGCCCAACGAGTTCACCGTCCGAACCGGCGCCGTCATGGACACCCAGGACGTCACGGAAACCACGACCCAGCTCGTTGTTGCCACACAGAAGGGCGTTGACGTCAACTTCTCTTCGGCGGAGCTGACCCTTTCCCTCGATGACTTTTCGGAGCGCATTCTGATGCCCGCAATGGCAAGGCTGGCGGCGGAGGTGGAAAAGACGGTGATTTATGCGCTGTACCCCTACGTGTACCAGTTCGAGAACACGACCTTCGGAACGAAACCGGTCCTGTCCGACGTCCTGGCCTGCCGCGCAAAGTTGCAGCAGGGGCTTGCCCCCACGGGAGACCGGTTCGCCCTGGTCGATGCGCTGGCGGCAAACGCCATCATCACCGACGGGAAGAGCCTCTTCCACGCGGCATCCGAAATCGAAAAGCAGTACCGGGAAGGACTCCTCGGAAGGATCGCCGGGATCGACTTCGCCGAGTCGGAAATGACGCCGGTCCATACCAACGGGAGCCGCGACGATACGACCCCGGTGACAAACATCGCCCTGATCGCGAATGGCGACACCGAGCTTGTCACGACCGGGATCGACAACGGCGCGACCCTGAAGGCCGGAGACGTGTTCACCATCGCGGACATCTACGACGTGAACCCGGAAACGAAGCTCCCCTATCCGCACCTGAAGCAGTTTTCCGTTACGGCGGACAAGACCTGCGACGGAACGGATACCCTGAGCATCACCCCGACCATCTACAAGTCCGGCGCCAAGCAGAACTGCTATGCGGCCACGTGGAGCGGAAGCAAGGCCCTGGTCTTTGTGGCGGCGGGCGGGTCCGGTACGGCATCCACGGCCTACACCAACTCCCTGATTTATCACAAGGACGCCTTCACCTTCGTTTCGGCGGACCTGGAAATGCCCAAGGGGGTCGATTTTGCGGCGCGAGAGGTCTACGACGGCATCAGCCTTCGGGTTGTCCGCAACTATGACATCACCAACGACAAGTTTCCTTGCCGTATCGATGTCCTGTTCGGGCAGAAGGCCGTTCGCCCCCAGTGGGCCGTTCGGATGTGCAGCTAAGCAACCAGATGGGGAGGCGCGACAGCCTCCCCACGAACAAAGGAGGTAATCAACATGGCTGTCGAATATGTGGATAAAAACAACGACGATGGGACCAATTTCGGTCATTCCGGCGGGAAAATCGGGTTTTTCGGCCTGACGACCCCCATTGTCCAGCAGACGCTGACGTCTGCCGTGACAACCACTTCGGCGACAAGCACATCGCCCTATGGCTTTACCAGCGCGGCCCAGGCGGACAAAATCGTCACGCTTCTGAACCAGATCCAGGCGCTTCTTGTCGCCTATGGCCTGGCTGCGGAAGGGTAAACAATGAATTTGGTCTATGTCGCCCTATCCTGTGTCGCCCTCGTGTGGTTTGGCTGGCGACAGGACCTGCAAGGCAGGGCATACCCGTTCGTCTGCCTATCGTGTCTCTACGGCGCGTTAATGCTGGCGAACGGGCAATCTGTTCCAATGGACGGCGTGACGTGCGCCGTCCTTTCTCTTTCTGTTTGGATGTTAACATCTGCTCTCTGGGCAGAAAAATCCTACTCGGCCATGGAGCTTCTTGTCTGGCTGTCCTATCTCATGCTTTTCATGGCGGCGAGAACCATCCCGATAGAGGCAGTTATGTGGATCGTTTTGCCCACCCCGTCAGTTCTTGCGGCGCTTCAGCTTTATTCCCAAGCGAACAAAAAAAGCCGTGGGGAGCGTAACGATTTTCCTCTTTTCGGAAATTCTAACCATAACGGTTCAGCCATGCTTGTTGGGCTTTGCGCCGCCCTGTGGCTTTCGTTCAATGTGTCCATCTACGCCATGTTTTTCGTGATCCTCATCGGCGTTGCCATCGCAAAGACGAAATGCCGGGGAGCGACCATTGCCATGATGGTCCCGTTTCTCGTGGTCATGTTCATGGTCAAGTGGGAGGTGCTTCTTTACGCGGCCATTTTCATCGGCGTGTTTGTTGCCACGAACCGGGAACGATTGATGGCGACGTTCAGAGGGGAAGGGCTTGCGGATAGAATGGAAATCTACCTGGACGCGGCGAGGCGAGCAAGAGGCCGCATACTTGTTGGCCGTGGCCTGAATTACTACCGCGACCTTCCCTATGGCCGGGTTCATAACGACCACCTGGAGATTGTGGGAGAAATCGGCCTTATCGGCTATGGCCTTTTCCTGTCCATCTTCCTGATGTCAAGCATCGATGTTTTTGGATGGGCAACGCTTTTTGCTGTGTTCGTGTCCGGGCTCTTCTTTTTCCCCCTGCGCGAAGTCCATACCGCTGCGCCTTTCTGGGCCATGATGGGGGCCTTCTGCGCCTCCGGCGGCGATTGGTCATCCTGGATATTGCGCGGTACAGGCATTGCCGCCTTGCTCATGGTGGCGGTGTTTGTCTGGACTGTTTTTTACCATGTAGGACGATTTGACACGGAGCAAAGGCGGGAGTTCCGCGAAAAGGAGGGCTAGGCGCAATGTCTACCACAGCCGCAGACATCATAACGGCAGCATTCCGAAAGGCCGGGATCGAAACGCCCACCACGACCCAGAGGACCGACGCCCTTACGACCCTGAACAACATGGTAAGCGGATGGACGCCGGAAATCATTCAGGTTGCCGTGACAAGGGAAAGCCTGGCCCTGACGGCGGGAACGGCAAGCTATACCATCGGACCTGCGGGCGATCTTGCCACCGTGCGCCCCCTGAGGCTTGAAAACGCATTCCTTCGGGACTCGGAAAGCCTGGACTCGCCCCTGGAGATCGTCGCGGCCAAGGATTACAACCAGGTCGCCTCAAAGACAATCGAGGCCAGGCCTTCGGCCCTGTATTTCATCCCGTCCGAAACGGCGGCAACCATTATTTTCGATTGCGAGCCGGACGCCGCCTACACCCTTTATATCGAATCCTGGAAGCCCTTCACGGAGTTTACGGCCCTGACAACAGCCGTTTCGCTTCCCGTCGAGTACAAGGAGGCCCTCATATACAACCTTGCCGTGTGTCTCGCGGAGGACTGGGACCGGACCCTCCCGCGCACGGTGTACGAGCGTGCGAAGGAAATAAAATACCTGTTGAGTAACGCGACGGCGGCTTCCAGGCCAGCACCCAAGGCCAGGTTTGACTTTGCCAACCGGGGCGGCTGGATGATCGAAACGGACACTTGGAGATAGGCGGGATGGCCGACCAGAGGACACAGTATAAGCAAATTGACTTCAGCGGGAAGCTGCGGACCTGCGAACCGGTTGTTGTCGGTGCTGACTTCCGCACCCTGAAGAATATGCGTTACGCCGACGGGCATGTCCGCATGGTCCAGGGGATGACGAAGATCAATACCGTCGCCCTGACGACATACCTCAAGACGCGAAACGCCTTCCATTTTCGCAAGGCGCAGCCCGCAGAGTCGCATGTGCTGGTCCAGGCATACAACACGGACCTTACGGCTTCGCAGGTCCTTGAAAACACAACGGCCATTCCTTCGGCAGGCGCCTTCTCCGCAACGGCCCTGCATACCGATTCCGCAGGAGCTGGGCGCGGCTTCTTTTCGGACGCCCCTGACGGCCATGTCGTTTACTGCAACGGCATCGACGCCTGTATTTGGGGAGGAAACGAAAGCAAGATCGGCGCAATGGTGCGTTCGTCGGCGGCTGTCACCGATACCGGAGCGGCCACAAGCCCGAGAGACTACACGGCTGTTGCCAACAACACAAAGTCCGACGGAGAAAACGTGATCCCCATCGGCGGCGGGATCGACACCTATGTCGGCCTCATGCTTCACGGGAACGGATCGGACGCATCAACTACCTTCACGGACTCATCGACCGCAGGGGCAGCAAAAACTGTATCAGCCCTTGGCGGAACGGATACACAGATCGACACATCATTTCCGAAGTTCGGTTCCGGGGCAATCATTTTTGATGGAACAGGAGACGGCCTCACGACAGCAGACCATGCGGACTTCCATTGCGCAGACAGTGCCTTTACTTATGACCTGTGGATCAGGTTCGGGGCGCTTCCGGCAGAAAATCAGGCGATGGTCCTTTATAGCCAACGAGCCAATGTTTCAAACAGTGCCATTTTTACCTTAAAGAATCTTGGCGGAAGATACACCTTCGATCTGATGCTGAAAACGGCAGGCGCAAATGCGTACCCGGTGAAGGATGCTGTATGGGCATCTCCGGCGGCTAATACCTGGTATCATATTGCTTTAATCCGTGGATGGGGCGGGTCTGCAAATAGTTGGACGGTAACGGTTGCGGGCGCGAATCTTGGCGCACAGACATCTGCGGCTACCTATCCCAATGTTGCCGCCGCCTTTCAGATCGGGGCAGGAACATCTGAGGTTATTTCTTCCTATCCTCCGGCACATGACGGGACCTATGTAAAGTCAACAACGTACTATGATTCAAACAGGTTCCCATTCTTTGCGACCGACCCTTCCCGCGCCCTTACCGGGGTAGACACCGGCGCAGCATGGGCGGCGAATGGAAAAAACAATCAGCGGTTTCATATCGACCTCGGGGCCGCCACGGTTGTCACCCGCATCTACTACGAAAACTACCATCAGGCAGGCACCGATACGGACATGGGCGCAAAAACGTTCACGTTTTGGGGGTCAAACGATTCCACGGCCTTCGACGAACTGACATATGGGGTCGATACGAATTGGACGCAGCTCACATGCTCACAAGCCACATTTGACCAACATGCAGCCGCAGATTCCGCGGACCCAAAATATATCACCGTCACAAACACAACGGCTTATCGCTATTACGCCTTCAAGATTGCCGATAATTGGGGCGATCCGGCCGTCGTTGGTATTCGAAGAATTGAATTGAACCCCGTATCGGTGATCGCATTTAACGGGCACATGGACGAAATCCGATGGTCGCATACATCCGCTGGAGGCGGAATAGCCAGGTGGACATCCGACTTTACCCCGTCAGCTATAGAATACTCTGCCCCGGCGAGGGTTTGGCTTCTTGGGACGACACGTCCCGTCAAGGGGTTCAAATACACCGTATCCAAGGCAAACACCACGGCCTCCACAATGAGCGGGAAGGTTTGGAACGGATCGACATGGGCGACGCTGACCATTACAGACAACACCACCGATACCGGGGCCTCTCTCGCGCAGACAGGGACGGTGACATTTCCCTCCACGGTCGGCACGGCAAAGCCCAAGTACCTGGAGGGATACTTTCTCTATTGGTATCAGTTCGAAATCGACGCCGGGGAAGCGGAAATCTCCCATATCACAATGGATGCGCCCTTTCAGAATATCGTGGATATGTGGGACGGGGTTTTCCGCGACGTTGTGCGCTTTTACGAATACAAAACCGCCTATGTCGATTACACGCTGAACGTCCTCAAAGACGATTACGACGCGGACACGGCAAGCACCTATTACGACGTTGGCGGCCTGGATGCGTGGTCAAGCCCGAACAATGCGATAGAGATAGGGTTCTCCGAGAAGCAGACGGGTCTTCAGATCAAAATGGCCGTGCCGAACGCGGTAGCCTCCACTGTCCTGACCGTGGAATACTGGAATGGGTCCGAATACGCAGAGGTCGGAACCTTGACAGACGGGACAAGCGAAGGCGGCATCAGCCTAAAGAAAACCGGCGTTGTCTCCTGGAACAATAACAGCCTTGCGAACGAAATGATGAAGGTTGTCTCCAACAGCCCTCCTCTCTATTTCTATCGGCTTCGGTGGAATCAGAACATTACCGACGGCGCCCGGATCAACTACGTCGGCGGCATATCGGCGCAAAAGTCCATAAGCCACTTTAAGTTCCCCGTGTTTGCCCAAGGTCGTGTTCTTCTTTGCGCGGACATGGCGGGGGACAAAAACAAGGCGCTTGTCTCCCCCAAGTTCATGCCCCAGGTCTATAACGGCGCGGACTCCGTTGAAATCTGGTTCGGGGAAGATGGGGAGCTTACCTGCGGGGTGGAACTCTTCTCCCAGTTCGGGTCATCCCTCTATTCTCTGGTGCTGATGTTCAAGGACCATGAGACATGGGTTATGGCCGGAGCGGATATTGAGCAATGGCAGGACAACACCTATCTTTTGTCATCGTCCATTGGTTGCCCGGCCCCGCAAACCCTGAAGTCGATAAACCTTGCCGCCGAACCGGGGGCGGGCGTGAATCGCTCCCTTGCGATCTGGCAGGGTGCAAACGGTATCTATATGTCCGACGGAAGGGCGCCAATCCCGATCCACGGCGACATCAAGGAATACTTCGACCGGACGGACACCAGGTGCATCAAGGCCTCGATGGTCGGGGATTCCGTGGGGTGGATCGACCCGGACAAGAACGAATATCACTGGCTTTTCGCTTCCGGTACGGCGGCAACGACCCTCAACACGGAGCTTGTCTACGACATTGCCCGAAACCGATGGTTCGAGATCGACAGGACCGCAGACCTTCAATGCGGCGTCCTGGTTTACGATACCGACGGAAACCCCTACACCTATGGTTTTTTGGACACGGGCTACATGGAGCGCCTGGAGTACGGGAACACCTTCGACGAGGGCGTTTCGATCACGGGGACGGTCCATTTTGGAGATATGGCGCTCGCCGGTCTCCAAACGGAAACGCGGGTCGAGAATGTGCGCCTGTTTACCGTAGCCAAAACGACGACCGGGAACGAGGTGACATGCACACACTATGCCGGGACGGGAACGGTTGAAACGGCTGTTGCATCTCGGGGGCTGCTTACCGTCAACAGCCCCCCGACTCTTGGCGACCAGTTTACCATCGATACGACCACGTTCACCATCGTAACCACCCGTTCCGCTACCGGGCAGGTCACATTTAGCGCGAATGTAAATACGCAGGCTTCCAATATCGCCACAGCCATCAACGCGGACATGACGACCGTAACCGCTTCGGCTTCCACCAACAAGGTCACGGTAACGGCGGCCACTGCCGGTTCCGCTGGCAACTTGATTGTTTTCGCATCTTCGACAGCGAAGATTTCCGCAAACGGAAGCGGGCTTCTTGGAGGAACGACAGAGGGCGCGGACGCTTCGGCTATTGCAAAAACCATGTCCCCGGCCCGAACGGGCTACCGGGTGGCGATTCCAGAATTTCAAGACAAGCTGGACGGCGATCCTTTCCACAGCTTCAAATTCGCCATGTCCACGGCAGACGAAACCATCGGCTTCGAGCCACTTTCGATGGTGTTGGCCTACCATGCAACGCATCAGGATTAAGGAGGGATAGGACAAATGGCATCAACATACACATCCTGGGGGCAACGGCGGGCGCTGGGAAGGCGATACGCCACGGACCCGGCCTATCTTTTGGAACTGGAACGCCTGAACCAGGAGTATTCCCTGATTCCTTCCCGTGAGGCAAGGGCATTGCAATCGCGGGGCATGGACATCCAGCAGGGACAGTTTGCCCAGAACCTCGCCTATAATCGCGAGCAAGCCGAGTTGAACCGCATGGACGCGGAAGAGGCCCGGAAACAGCAGGCCACGGCGGGGATGATCGGAACGGCGGGGAACCTCGCAACGACGGCAGGGATTCTTCGGGCGGCCACCATGACGAAGGGAGAACCATTCTTCGGGAATCTGTTCGGCGCGAAGGAGGCGGCGACCGGAATTGGATCAACGGCCCCATCGACCGTTACGGCGGGCGCGGCAACAGTGACTCCGGCTGCGGTGGATGCAGCGGCTTCCGGTCTTGGGGCGGCAGGAGCAGGCGCAGGCGCAGGCGCGGTCGAGGGAATGGCCGCCGGAGAGATAGCGGCCATGAATGCGGGAATCCCCACGACGGCCACAGGCGGAACCGGTGCCACGGCGGGAATGGGAACGGCTGGCGCGGGAATGTCAGCCTACCTTGGCCCGGCGGCGGCTGGATACGCGGCCCCGAAGCTCCTGGACGCGGTCTATGAAGAGGGAACGCGGAAGCTGGGCCAGAACCTTCTTTTTGGCGGTGGCGGGGAAACGGAACAAAAGATGGTTG